CCGGCGTACGGCTCGGCGATGTAGTCGGTCGGCTTCTGCCACTCGAACCGGCCATCCGTGCTGCGGGTAGCCACTTCCTCGCCGTCAGCCAGCTTCGGGAATTGCACCCAGCCGCGCCGGGTAAGGATTTCCGTCTGCTCATCCAGGCACGTCTTCCGCATCAGGAACAGCGAGAACACGTCGGAGAAGTCTTTTTCGTTGCTCCACGCGAATGTGGAGCCGCCGGGGAGCCAGCGGACCTGGTGCTTCCTGCTCTGGTCCCCGTACATGAAGCCATCCCAGTACGACTGGAATTGCTCGATCTGATCCGGTGACCATGTGTCCGGGGCAGACGCGAATGCCTCCGGGACATTCCCTTCCGTGAAGCGCTGAAGGAAATAAATCTGGAAGCGCAAATCTGTGTTTGCATTCAGGATAATGGACTCAATGGGCGCCTTGCCGTACAGGGAGCTGTTCACGGCCCGGAAAGGATCGTAGATCACGTCAGCGCGGGTCAGCCAGTTCCACGGCACGCCGTTGACGTACTGGACGTAGGCTTCCGCGGGCGCGGCCGGCGGGTTGCCCCAGTAATCCTGCAACGGGGCCAGCGTTGTCCCGTCAAAGGGGAGCAGCCCTATGCAGCGGCCGGCGCGGTTGCGGAGGCGGTACAGCGGCGCGGCGTCGTAGGCGAGGACGTCGTAAAACCACTTCGCGAACCAGGTCTGGAAGCTGTGGATGCCGTCGGGCTTGCGCATGACCGCCATGCCGGCCTCGATGGCGCCGGACACGTCGCCCTTGTACCCGTCCGCGGCGAGGAGCTTCCACCGCAGCCCGCGCAGTATGTCTATTTTATGCCATATGCAAATGGTCGCCACATCATAGGAATCGATCAGCCCGCGCAGCGTGCCGAAGCTGACGCGCTCGTGCGTCCTGGGCCGGGTGGCGATGTTGTAGCCGGTCTCGTAGTCGCGGACCCGCGGGTAGCGGCTGTACCCGTCGTAGGGGCCGACTGGCTCGCCGGGCGCGAAGGGATTGGACATGCCCATCTGGGAGTCCTGCGCGGCCTGCGCCATCGCGGGGGGCTCGCCGGGCCCTCCGAAAGCCTTGGCCGCGCGGGTGAGGCCGCCGGCTATCGCGGTGCGGACGCCCATGCTTGCCCGTCCTCCCGCGCCGTCAGGCTGTCCGGCGAGCCCGCTTGACAGTGTGGTCTGACCACACTAGATTTAGTGGTATGACCACAACAGCGCAGGGCACCTGGAAGCTCACCGGCAAGCCCGCCGGGACCGGCCAGTGCGAGCACTGCGCCCGCAGCCTCGTTCACCGTTACGAGGTCACCAGCGACGGCGGCGCGAGGATGATCGTGGGCCGCGGGTGCCTGAAGGCCGTCACCGGCTGGACGCTCACCGCCGCGCAGGCGGAGCGGGAACTGCGGATGATCGCCGCCCGCGCCCGCCGCGCCGCGAACTGGGCCGCGTTCGCTGCCGGTGACCCCGCCGCCGCCGCCGCGATCCTCGCGGACTGCGCCGACTACTCCGCGCGGGTCCCCGCGCAGTTCGGCGGCGGCGCTGCTCACGAAGTCAAGCTCGGCATCGAGGAAGGGCGCGGCGAGGCAGCCGGCCGCTACCTCGCTGACCGCGCCCGGATCACCGCCGCGGTCCGCGCAAGCTTCCCCCGCCTGCTCGCCGGGACGGCGTGATGGCCGACCGCCACAAGCACCCGCCGCTGTGCTTCCGCCCCGCGGGCGATGACCGGGACTGGCTGGCCGCCCATGCCGCCGCGACGGGCACGGAACCGGGCCGCATCCTCCGCGACGCCCTGTCGGCCTACCGCGCCGCGCTCGCCGGGGCGCCAGCCGCGCCGGCGGTCAGACCGCAGCGGCGTGACCGCGAGCACGCGGATGCTCCCGCCGCGCCCGGCACGGCGCCGGCCAAGGGCGAGTGCGGCCACGCATTCCCCGACGTGAAGTTCATCGCCGGGGCCCGCGTCTGCCGCAAGTGCTAGCGGTTAACGTTTACGGTCCCGCCACGCTGCCTTCCGTGCCAGGAACGCGGCGTCACGGGCTGCCTTCCTCGCTGCTGCCGGGGCCAGTGGCCCAGGCGCGGGCACCAGTGCCAGCGCGGGAGATCCCGGGCCACGCTCCGGGGCCGGGTCCTCTTCCGCTGCTGCGTCTGCCTTGCGTTTCGCCCACGCGATCCATGCCTGCGCGCCGGTCCCGTCCAAGAGCATCCCCGCGAGAGCCTGGCTCAGCATGTCAACGAGGTCGTCATGGGCCGCGTTCGGGAAGCCGGCCGCCTCAGTGATCAGCTCCCCGGGATCGAACAGCGCGACCTCGGGGGCGGGCAGGAACACGTTGCCCGCCTCAATGAACGGGGCGACGGCGGTGGCCCGGCCGTACTTGGAGTCCTTCGGGTTGATCGCGACGATGCCGGGGATCTTCGACTTCAGCGACGAGATGACCGCAGGCCCGTTCGCCTTGTCCTCGACAAGCTTGCGCACCGCGTCAGGCCAGCGGGCCGCCAGGGCGGCGAAGGCCACGAGGGTGTCCGGGAAGGACAGCCGCCTGCGGATCACGTCAAGCAGGAACACGTCAGCGCCGCGGCGGGCCAGCACCCCGCCGGCCACGTAGTCCGAGCCCTTGGTGTCCTTGAAGGTCATGTCCCATGACATGACAACCTCGTCGCAGTCATTGACCCGGTAGGCATCCGGGTAGTCCGGGTGCTGCGACCACAGCGGCTCGTGATACCGGCGCCACCAGTGCCGCTGCCACACGTTGCCCGCATCGGGCGACGGGCGCCCCTGGTACAGGGCGGCGAACACGCGGGAGCCGGCCTGGATGCGGATCTGCTCCCACTCCGCAACCGTCCGCCGCCGGACTGAGGCCAGCCATTCGCCGGGCTCGCGGCCCAGCAGGTCGGACTGGCCCCTGGCGGGGTCGTGGTCAGCGAGGGCGGGGATGTTGATGACCCGCCAGCGGTGCCCGTCCTCAGCGGCGGCGAGACGGCCGGCGAGGTCGTCCTCGTGCCACCTCGTGCAGATGCAGATCGCCGGGGCGCCGGGAGCGAGGCGGGGAGCGCCGACCGACTGCCACCAGTCCCACACGCGGTCCCGGTAATACGACGACCCGGCCTGCTCAGCGTCGGCGAACGGGTCGTCGACGCAAATCGCGTCGAGCGGCCGTCCGGTCAGGCCCGAGCCGATGCCGACGCAGACGATGCCGCCGCGGTGGCCGTCGAGCTGCCAGCGGCGCGCGGAGCCGTTGTCGCGGGCGATCCGCAGCCCGAGGTCTAGCGTGCCCTCGTCGCCGTTGAATGTCGTGATCCAGTTGCGGACCTCGCGGCCGAAACCCTCGGCGAGTGCCTGCGCGTAGGACGCGACGCCTAGCCGGGTCTCCGGGTTGCGGGTCAGCGCCCACAGCGAGCCGATCTTCGTAACCCGCTGGCTGTTGTGCGTCGGGATCAGCCCGTGCCCGGCCAGGAAGGTCCGGTCCGGGCTGTCCACCTCGATGCAGCGGGTCGGCACCGGCTCCGCGGGCTCAACTGACTTGACGCCGTTGACCGGCAGGTCATCGCGGTCAGGGAGATCGAGCACGCCCGGTAGCGGCACGCCGTAGCGGACGGGATTGGCGGCTAGCGCCCGCGTGTTCACCACAACCCACGGCCGCGTGCGCTTGCCTCCGCCGGCGCGCGTGCCGCGCGTGCCGCCGTTGCGGTCCTGTACCAGCCAGAGGTGATCGCCGTCCGCGATGAGCTCGGCATGGCTGGCGAAGGTGACGCGCCAGCAGTCCAGCACGCGGGGCTCATAGGCGGCGGTTACCCGGCACGGCTTCCCGCCGCCGCCGAACACGGTGTCTCCGGCCTGGAGATCCCCCATCGCCGTCCAGCCGTCAGGCGTCGCGATCGGCGTATCGAGCGCCAGGCCCTTTCCCTCTTGCGGCGGCATGGAAATGATCGTGCGCGAGTCCGGCGTTGAATACGCCCAGGTCAGCGCGTCATCAATCAGGTCAAGCGCCGGGGTCTGCACCGTCCGCGCGTCGATGGCCACCGCGAGTTCACCCGGTGTTGCCCACTGCCGGGGCGTGCGGGGCGGTGCCAGCAGTTCGAGGAGGCGCTGGCGCTCGTGCGGCTCAAGCAGGCTCAGGTACCGGCGCCGGGTGCCCGGCGTCCATTCCTGCCACCTGCTCCGCAAGCTCAATGAGGCGGGCATCTGTCTCACCGATGGTCCTGACCTCGTGCTTCGCCGGGGCGTCGAGGCCAAGGTACTTCGCCCGGCGTTCCATCACCCGCAGCAGCGCCAGCCCTGCCTGGATCACCGGGCCGTCATCCACCAGCGGCTGCCCGGTAGCAGGGTCCATGACGACCTTGCCCGAGCCGAGGGAGATCGCGTAATGCCTGGTGGCGAACACCCGCTGGAAGCCGCGGGCGATATCGTCCAGGCGCTCTAGCTCAAGCTTGCGCACCTCAGCGCTCGGCTCCGCTGCCGTGTCGGCCAGTCCGCGCTGCACTGCCTTGTAGGCGGCAGCGTCGCTGTAGCCAAGCTGGGCGCCGATCTGCCGGTAGTTCAGGTGACGGCGGCGCAGTTCCACGGCCTGTGCGTCACGTTCCTGCGTCTCTATGGACCTGCGGCGGGGCATCGCTACCCCCAGGCGGATTGAACTCAACGATGGGTTACGTTAACGATCCCGGGTCTCAGGTGAAGGTGACGGGCTCGGTGGTGCCGTCGGGAAGGACACGTTCGGGGATTACCTCGCAGAATCCTTGAGCGCGCCGCAGGATGACGTCGGCGTACCTCGGGTCGAGTTCTACGACGGCAGCACGGCGGCCGAGCACGTGGGCGGCGATGAGGGTCGTTCCCGATCCGCCGAACGGCTCGTAGACGAGGCCCTTGGGCGGGCAGGAGTTGGCCAGCATGGCGGTCACGAGGCCGACCGGCTTCATTGTCGGGTGATCCTCGCTGCGGGGCGGCTTGTCGACCATGAACACGCTGGTCTGGGAGTCGTCGCCGTACCAGCCGTTCCCGCCGCGTCCGCCGCGTCCGCGTCGGCCTTCACTGCCGTCGGTGTAGCCGAACATGATGGGCTCGTGCTTGAAGTGGTAGTCGCTATGGCCGAGCACCATCGTGTTCTTGACCCAGACGAGGCCCTGCCGGTAGATCCAGCCGGCCTCCGCGATCGACTCGCCGAACGTTCTATATAGCGCACCCGGCGGGTGCGCTATATAGAACGCGGCTCCCGGCTTGAGTGCCGCCGTAGCGACTGCCCATGCTCCGGCGAGCAACCCCGCGAGGTCCGCCGCGCCGTCGTTTCGGATGGTGAGCGCGTTCTTGGTCTTGCCGGCGTACTCGACCCCGTAGGGCGGGTCAGTCCACATGCAGTCGCAGCGGTCCCCGGCAAGCATCGCCTCAACGGCGGCCATGTCGGTGGCGTCACCCACGAGCAGGCGATGGGGACCGATGCGCCACAGGTCGCCGGGCGAGCTGACTGGTTCCGCTGGCGGTTCCGGCGCGTCGTCCGGGTCGCCCCCCCCCGCAGGGAGTTCTTCGCCAGCGCCGATCAGCGCGTCGACGTCCTCGGCTGTCCA